TAGTGAATAAAGTGACGTTCTGCTTTATTCTCAATACTCTTGCCGGTGCATCATCCACACTCACCGTTTGTTCTGGGACTTCAGATGCGGCTTGCACCACGGCCATGAGATTTAATTATGCTTTCGGTGGCGCGGCCCTTGGTACGGCAACGGCTGGGTCTGCTACATCTGCTGATGTTCTTGCGGCGTGGACTAGCGCATCTACCCTTACCCTCACCTACGGTTCCTACAGCAATTTCATGTTGATCGTGGAAGTGGATATTGCAGATATGGATTCTGCAAATGACCATGATTGGTTGACTTGTAAATTCACTACCACGTCAAGCGTTACTGGTACGGTAAGCGGGTTTGCAATTGCAGATTATCGTTATCCTGGGCAGGGTTCGGCAACGGTTCTGGCGACTGCATAATTAATCAATAACTGGATAGGGTAGATTTGGAATATAATCTACCCTATCCATCACAGGGGAACCGCTCCTTTAACCATTACGGTACGGATTGGAGGTTATCATGCCAGTTACATCTATTTCTTCAGGATGGTCAAGCGGAAGTTTAGTATTTTATGAGGATGCCGTAGGGCAGTCGGCAACGGGGGATGTATTTACTCTTGGAACTACGGCTGTAAAAGTTGGCGGGACATCACAAGACGTTGACTTTCAGTTTTATGCTACGGGGTCAAAGTCATTCATCATCGACGCCGGTGCGGGGACGCTTACTTTTGCTGGGATTACTCAGGCGTTTGGAAGCAAGGCAAATGTGTCTGGCAGTGGTATCCCTATCCCATCTACTGATGATTGGGGAGCGCTTAGAGTATTCACCGATGATGTGGGTGCAAATATCGCTGATAGCGTCAGGGGTATTCAGTCCAGAACTCTCCTAACTACTGCTCAATCAGCCGGGACCATCAGATCTCTTCAAGGCCAACTGAAGGCTATCGACGGTGTGAACTTTGCAACTGGTGTCTATACGGCAGTCCAGGGTTACATTGAATTGGCTGGATCGCAGACTGTTGCATCTACTGCTGTTCTCTCCTGCTTCGACGCCTCTATTGAGATTGGTACAGCCCTGACTGCTACTGGTTATGTTGCTGGGTTCTCTGCCGAATTGACCGGATCTGGAACATGCGCTGCTGGATTGGATTGCGGATTCCTTGTCAAAAATGCTTCAGGGGCTGCTGTGTGGACTTACGGCCTGTATGTTGAAGCTGCTGCGGTTGATACAGGGATTTATGTCGGCTCCTGTACCACGGGGATCAACATCGTCAATGCTACGCTTGGAGTTACTGATGCTCGCGCTATCAAGATTGCGACTTCTCAGGCTGCTGCTGCTATGGCCGATGGATACGGAGTTGTTGAAATAGACCATACCATAACCGGAACGGCTGGCTCCAATTTCTCCGGTTGTGCGCTGTCTGCATGGGTGAACATTCCCAGTGGTACAGTGGGCGCTAGTAAATACGTTTGTGCCCAGAATAACGGGATTTATGAAGATTCTGCGGCGACCGTAACCAATGCAAAGCTGATCTTTGGATTGCGAGCACAGAAAATTGTTGGCGATACTGACTCCCTGTCTTTCCCGTTCAGTATTAATACCAACAATACGGCTATTACAGCGTTGATTGATGTTAACAACAGCACAGATTTGGGATGGACGACAGGCGTAGGTAGTACTGGTGGCGGAAAAGTACCATTCTGCCGCGACGGAAATGGCACCATTCTCTACATAAACACCTTTACATCATAGGGAGGTGCAAGGTGACAGCAAAGACAGAAAAGGCAGAAAAGCAAGAAGAAAAGGCGGCGAAAGCGGTAAAGGCGGATAGCCTGTCTTGTTCTCGTGCATCTCGTTGGGCCTGAATCAACAATAAATTCAGAGATTTACAGTGCCGCTAACGAGAGGGAGCAAGCAGCTATTGTATTCCGGTACGCTTCTCAGTTAGTTCGCGCTGACTCAGAACTTGAATCGATCATAACCATTGTTGCGTCTACCAAAACTATGGTTTGCTTTGCCAATGGAAGTGTTTACAAGGCTGTATCCGCTGAAGCTGGCACAAAAATGGGCTATAATCCCGTAGTTGTAATCTACGATGAATTAGCACAAGCCAAGAATAATGATCTATATGAAGCCTTTGATACCTCTATGGGAGCAAGGATGTCAGAGGGTGAGGAACCTTTATTCATCGTAATTTCAACACAATCAAAAGATCCTCAGCATATCCTATCACAATTGATCAACGATGGACTATCTGGACAAGATCCTACCACAGTCTGCCATTTATATACCTGTCCAATGGCTAATGATGGAGAGGTTGATGATTGTTTAACCAACGAAGATAAGTGGTTGATGGCTAATCCGGCATTGAACGACTTCCGCTCATTATCAGAAATGCAGACATTCGCAAAGAAGGCTATCAGGATGCCTTCATTTGAGAACACCTTCCGTAATTTGTACCTCAATCAATGCGTAGACCAGAAATCCCCCCTTATCCCCCGTGCTGAGTGGGAAGGGTGCTTCGGTGAGTACGATATTGCCCCTGGAAGTGAATTGTACATGGGCCTCGACCTATCGGGCAAGACAGACTTAACGTCTCTACAGGGAGTCACTAGCGGCCCCATAAGTCATACTATATCATGGTTCTGGAAACCGGAAGCAACATTACAAGAACATGAGGATAGGGATCATGTTCCGTATAAACTGTGGAAGAATCAAGATTACATTAACACCACCCCGGGTAAGTCGATACAATATTCATATATCGCAGAGGAGTTGGCTAAAATATCAACAACATATACAATAATTGCCATTGCCTTTGACCGTTACCGCATAGACGACCTCCGTAATGCTATGAACGCTATAGGATTGGCTAGTTATATTGAGAAGAAGGATAAAGACGTTAATCCTGTGATTGAGCCTAATGGTGGGATAAGGCTGGTCCCGTGGGGCCAGGGATATAAAGACATGACGCCTGCGGTAGAAGCGTTTGAGGGATCTATATTAAACCGTACCATGATGCACAATATACAGCCGTGTTTGACTTGGAATATTAGTAATGCGATGGTGGTAAGCGATGCGGCAGGGAATCGTAAGTTAGATAAAAGTGCGGTCCGGTTCAGAATAGATGGGGCGATTGCTTTGTGCATGGCGGAGGGATTGAAGAGCCGGGATAATAAAGGAGTAGACAAACTATCGGGATACGAAAATATGTCAGTAGAAGAAATATTGAAAAGAATATCATTATAATATTAATATATAATACAAATAATATAATAATACATAGCGAAGGCTAATCCACGAAGATGAGAACGCCGGAGGGACAAAGGGGCGCGAAGCTTTTAAGCGTAGCGAGCGCGCCACGACTTCCGACAAGTGAGCGTATCGTAGTGGGATACCTGAGCGCGATCACAACCAAATTTCAAAAGGATATCATATATGACAAAGCCGTTATCTTATTGGAACGAAATATCGTCATATCTTGGGGTATCAGACAAGACTGCCCAACGATACGCCAAGAAAGGGATGCCAGTTAGATATGATTCATGCGGCCATCCTTATATTACAAAACAGGATGTTGATAAGTGGAGGTTTGGGAAGCGTAAGGTTAAGATTTAATAATTATAACAACTTACAACTATGAAATCATGTCCCATTTTGTCCCTTGTAAAATCCCCGCAAAATCTACCATAATCTCATCAAAATACTAGTCATATTTCGGTGAGTTGTGTAGATGATAAATAAACTTAAAAAACTAATCAAATCGTTATCTTATCTCATCAACTCCACCGTTGTTTTCTTAGTATCAAAAATAGACCTTAGCGATATTTGTATTATTGTTGGTTTGTGTATGTTGTTCTATGGGCTGAATATATTATCTCCGTGGATAGCATGCTCAGTCGTAGGATCAATCATTTTCCTTATTGGCATAAGTGGTTATGTAGCATCTATGGTTAAGAAATAATGGGAATATTCTCTAGCACATTCCGCCCGAAAGCATTATCTCCTATGGACGATTCATACTATTATCCTGGTGGGTCATATTATGGTGGTAATGCTCCTCTTTCTGTTGGATTACCGTATACATCGGATACCGCGATGAGGCTCATAACCGTCCAAAATTGTGTTAGGGTACGTGCAGCAACCATATCATCTCTACCTATCCATACATTTAAGAATCTAGGTGGTGATGACTTTGAGGAAGCGACTGATTTTTACCTCTACAAATTACTAAACGACCGTCCAAATTCATGGATGCAGTCACCTATATTTTGGTCGATGGTTGAAGCCTTTGTTTGCATGAGAGGTAATTTCATTGCTTACAAAATTGGTCTTCCCGGAAGGCCCGTACTAGAACTCATACCTATTACAGATAAAGTACAAAAAATTGTTCAAAACAAAGACTACTCATTAACCTATCACGTTAATTTTAATAATGAAGTGGTTAAGGAAGTGCCGCAAGAAGAAGTTATGCATATCCGTGGATTGTTAACATTCGATGGAATATCAGGCGTGAACCCAATTGAATATGCAAGGGAAACGGTGGGCGTTGGGACATCGAGTACCAGGTTCTTATCTAATTATTTCGGGAAGGGAATGCATCCTGGAGCAATTATTAAACAAAAAGAATACCTTGACCCTGTAACACATGCCAATAAATGGCAAGCGTATAAGATTAAATATGGGGGACTAAACAACTCCCAAGAACTCATGTTACTTGATGGTGATTCTAGTATAGAATTCCCCACAATAAAATTAGTAGACGCTCAATACTTAGAACTTATGAAGATGAATGAGGCTCAGATTTGCGGATTGTTTCGAGTCCCTCTTATGCTTATACAATCTGGTGACAAAACACCGACATATGCCAGCGCAGAGCAATTCATGATTAACTACACCACCACGGGAGTCGCCCCGGATTGCAGAAATTATGAGAAAACTATCCAATCAGATTTGATGACAGCCAAAGAGCAAAAGGAATATTTTGTTAAATTCAATGTTGATGCTTTACTACGAGGTGATTTTAAAACTCGCATGGAAGGATTCCAGATCGGAGTTAATACCGAGATCATCAATCCTAACGAGGCAAGAAGGAAGATGGAAATGCCTCCGTATAAGGGCGGAGATGATTACAGAACACGCACTAGCACCATTAAGGAATCGGATAAAGTTAAGCCGGAAGATAATAAATCGTCCGATGATGGAGGTACAAAATGAAACTCAGTTACCGCACTCAAGCTAACGCACAGGCAATTTCTGCAATACACAACAAGCCTCTCGATAATAAGGAATGGTTTAAAGTCATCACCGCAAAGAAACCTGAAGATGATGAACCATCGGAGATATTACTTTTCGATTATGTGGGCTGGCCCTATAATGATCCTCGTGACTTTGTTCAGGCATTATCTACTATGGGAAACGTGCTTGTTCGTGTAAATTCTCCTGGAGGGGACGTGTTTGACGGAGCTAGTATTTACAATAGCTTATCTTCACATAAGGGTGGTGATGTAACTGTTCGCATTGAAGGATTGGCAGCATCTATAGCATCTGTTATTGCGATGGCCGGAAAGAAAGTACAGGCATACGATAACACAATGCTGATGATACATTGCGCATGGACAATAGCGATGGGTAATCAATATGAATTTGCTGAGTTGTCTGAGTTTCTGTCCAAAATCGATAATGAAGTTATCATGGGTGCTTACCAGAAGAAAACCAAGAAGTCTAAAAAAGAAATATGCTCAATGATGAAAGACACCACCTATATGTCTGCGAAGGAAGCCAAGGATCACGGATTTATAGATGAGATAACGATTTGATTAGTTTTTTAAGTTTATTTATCATCTACACAACTCACCGAAATATGACTAGTATTTTGATGAGATTATGGTAGATTTTGCGGGG